AACCAGTACAGCGTTGACCTACAGAAAGAGATTGACGATGCAGAGTGGCTTGGTGACTTTGAACGTGCAGACTCAGTTAAGATTGAGCTTGAGCACATCAAGCACATGATTGATAACGGGGAACTATGGTATCCTACATTCTGAAAGGTAAAGCTATGCTTAAACAAGCTATGATAATAACACTAATTGCTACACCCGTAGCAGCTAAACAAAAAGTAAACAACGCATACGTAGAGGATCACTACAGTACATACTATGAACGCTCACCTGAAATGGAACGTGTATGTAATACTGTACGGGTTCCTATATACGGAACACAAAAACGCAGTCCGACAGCAGGTGAGATACTAGGTGGTGCTATCATTGGTGGTTTGATTGGTGGTACAGCATCAGGTAAAGATGAAGGTGCAGCAGTAGGCGCTCTGTTGGGTGGTGTTATAGCAAATGAGTCAGGCAGTAAGCGTGATGTAATTGTAGGACACAGAGAGGTAGATAAGTGTGACTTTGTAAAGTCTAACAAAATAATAGAACATACAAAGTATGACTACAGTACGATAACGTTTACAGTAGATGGCGTTACACATACAGTGACGTTTAATAAATAGATGGTAGCAGGTTCACAGATTATACTGCCCTTCCTCATAGCTTATGTAGGTGGGTTCATCTACTTCCTTGTGAAGGGCATCGAAGACGATGATGATAAGTAGATACATCAAGCGAGTGCTCACCGCCTTCAGCGTTCTATTCAATGTGCTGCTAGGCGGTAGCAATAACCAAACGTTTAGCGCTAGGAACTGGCAATGGAGAAGAGACAGTAAGCCTAACATCGTGTGGCTTATAGATACTGTAATAGGAAGAGGACACTGTTCAGAATGTTGGGTGTATTGGAAGACAAGAAAGCAATGGTAAAAGTTACTCAGATACGACAGCTAATAGATAGGTACATGGATTCGTCTGCGTTTCGTAAGCTAGGCCGTGCCTCAAAGATAGACTACCATGATTGCCTTAGGATAATCGAAGAAGACTTAGGGGCGTATAGCCTCAAGAGAATTACTGTGCCTCTGATGCAGAAGTACTACGACATTTGGCTAGACAGAGGGATACCTCGTGCCAATAAGATAGCAGCTATCATGTCTATCCTTATCAATTGGGCTAAGAAGAACAGCATAGAAGTCAGCAACCCTATGCCTTACGTTGATAAGATTCCTAACCCACCACGTAGAATTATATGGGAGCCACATCAAGTCAAGCTATTCCTTGACACAGCGTACAGCCAGTGGAAGTGGAGATCCATTGGGTTGATCGTACACATGGCATACGATTGGGGCCAGCGTGTAGGTGACATGCGTTTACTTCTATGGGATTACATAGACTTAGACAAAAACAGAGTAGACCTTACGCAAAGCAAACGTGGAGTAGATGTACACCTACCTATCAGTCCAGGTTTACACAATATCTTAACGCAACAGAAAGAAACCTTTGGGTTTCAACAGTACGTGGCACCCCAAGTGCAAGCAAAAGATAACTCTTACAAGCCATACGCAAGGGGTACACTGCACAGATATGTCAATACTATACTAAGCGCTGCAGGTTTACCAAAAGAACTAACAGCTATGGACATGCGCCGTAGTGCTATCACTGAGATGGTTGAAGCTGGCGTAGACATCACACAGATTAAGCAGGTGAGTGGGCATACAAGTATTGACAGCCTCACACCTTACATAAAGCACACCTTTACTGGTGCATCAGAAGCATTAGCCCAGCGCAATGCGTTTAAGTTGGAGAAAGAATGACTATCTGGCAGCAACACAGAGACTACGCAGAGGAAGTATCACGCAACGGTCCTTACCGTGGTGACTGTCCATTCTGCAACAGCAAGAATACCTTTACTGCTGAGACTAAGATGGGTGTACTGAAGTACAACTGCTTCAAGTTATCCTGTGATGTAGGCGGTAGGTTTGACACAGACATGACAGCATCAGAGATGGAGAGTTACTTCGTGAAACCATTAGTAGAAACATACAGCGACACAAGAGAAGAGACATTCGTTTACCCTGAGAATGTAGTGGACAGTAGCCAAGTGACAGATGGACACTTGCGTAGGTTCGTATCACGTTGGCCTGTCCTAGAGCACGAGACTTTACTGTACGACATCAAAGATAAACGTGCAGTGTTCCCTATCTGGCGTGGCAATACTGTAGTCGATGCTATTGGACGTGCGTTAGATGGAGCTATCCCAAAGTGGTATAGATACGGAGGTACTGCTGACTACTACAGACGTTCTACTTCAGGTAAAAATGGTATATACGTTATAGTCGAAGATGTTATCAGTGCTATCACTGTGGCTAAGAGACTGCCAGGTTCATCAGGCTTTGCTATACTTGGTACTAGCTTGACAGAGAAACACTTAGAGCATATAAGTGACAACGCAAAGAGAGTGATCGTTGCGCTTGATCCTGATGCTTTACACAAGACGTTGAACTACAAGAAGGAGATAGAGTTATGGACAGGTCTTCCTACTTATGCAATGTACTTGCAGGATGACATAAAGTATGAGAGGCCAGAGGACATAGATGAACTAAAGAGGTTAGCCTATGAAGAACACGAGAAACCCTATGGCTAAAGACTTGAGACAACCTAAGTACAAACCTCAAGTCATACCAGATAAGAAGAAACCTAAACCAGTACGGAAAGAAAAACATAAAGGAAATACACATGACACAGATAAACATCAACCCTAAAACAGGCAAGCCTAAATACTACAAGGATAATCCTGAAACAAAAGTCATCTACAATGCAACTAGGATGTGGGTCAACGGTAGTTATATCCCTATGTCTCATCCTTTACATAAACCTGGAAGGTACAAATCTTTTGGTGACGCTGCGTTCAGTGCTCTGCAGAAAGACGCACAGATCAAAGAAGGTTACGTGTACGCTATCCGCAACAAGGCTTGGCCTGAGTGGGTTAAGATAGGTAAGGCTATTGATGCACAAGACAGACTCAATGGTTATCAAACAAGCTCACCTATGCGTGACTACGAGTTGATCCATGCAGTATACTTTGATGATCGTAACCAAGCTGAGCGTGATGCACACACAGCAGCAGAACGTAAGGGTGAGCGTCAAGGTGAATGGTTTAAGCTTACTGAAGAGCAAGCACTAGATGTATTACGGGAGGTTACAGTTAAATGAAGTATGTATTGCGTAGTTATTATGATGAAGAAGGCTTTGACGCAGATGGAATAGGGTTCTATTTTTACACAGCCTCTAACTGGAAAGACTTTGAAAACGAACAAGAGATTTTAGAGTACTTACAGAAAAATATATATGCAGAAGGAGAAAAAAAACCCGCAAACTTAAAAAGCATAAAAGAATATCAAGATACTTTTAAAAGCTTTTTCGTTTATAAAAAAGAGGATTATACATGATTAAAGCAACGTACATAAACCACATGGGCTGCGACATGTCAGTAGTCAATGCAGCACGAGTAAGCTTTGGTAAGAAGGTAGATCGTATGTACACCAAGCCAGAGGATGAGAAGCTTATACATTACTTAGCTAAGCACAAACACATGTCTCCATTCGGACATTGCTTTGCCAGCTTCCATGTCAAGGCTCCTATCTTTGTGGCTAGGCAGTTGGTCAAGCATAAGTTCCTACGTTGGAACGAGATCAGCCGCCGCTATGTTGATGATGAACCTGAGTTCTATGAGCCTAAGACATGGCGTGGACGTGCTAAAGATAAGAAGCAGGGTAGTAGTGGTGAGGTGAAGATTGAAGACTACAAGATTGAACTAGCCTTTTCAAAACCAAACACAGGTAAAGCTGTAGCGGCCTCTAAAGATCCTCCCCATCAATGGAATACATATGATCAGATAGAGGACGATTACGGAGGATTGATGGTTTTATATACAGGTCTTCTTGACATGGGAGTAGCACCTGAACAAGCACGTATGGTATTACCACAATCAACCATGACTGAGTGGTACTGGTCAGGTTCACTTGATGCCTTTGCTGATATGTGTAACCTGCGTTGTGCCTTTGATACACAAGCAGAGACACGCTTCGTTGCCACACAGATCAGTGACAGGATGCGTAGGTTGTTTCCTGTATCTTGGGCAGCATTAGTGGAGAAAAACTATGAGTAAAGACGCAGGTATCATTGGTGTTGAAACCGTAGAGGAGCACGAAGACGGTGGTGCAACATTTAAGTTTCACATGGATGCACATGCCCGTGGTTTACTGACAGAGGAAGGCTTGAAGCTAGTGATGTACTGTGCTGCAGCCAAGCTTGACATGGGTGTAGTGTATGACTTCATTGAGGATCACATCAGGTACAATAAAGATGAGAGGTTTGATGAGTACGGAAACTACGGTGAGAACAACCCACCAGTATCTTCTGAATGGTCACAGGATAGCCAGGATAAAACGGAGAACCTTGCATGACAGGTAAGTACACATTCGGTATCCCACTAAGAGAGATACGTCCTATGACAAAGGAAGAAAGGCAGAGAGCTAAAGAAAAAGAAGCATACAACACAGTAGGGTTTAACTTTTGCGTAAGCTGTGGTTGCCCTACGCCTAACACATGGTGTGAATTTTGTTTGAATGAGGAGTGAGATGTGGAACTAGCATTAATAAGAACACTACTTGATAAGGACTTCTATGAAGACCATAAGGGTATTCGTACCCCTGACAAGTTGTTCACTAAAGAAGTTCGTAAGATAAAGAACACATTAGACTACGCTATGCAGCAGTACGATAAGAACATTACACCTGCTGAACTAGAAGCTCTGTTCTTTACACGTAACGTCCTGACTACATCCAACAAGGATATGTACAAGGACTTATTCAGAAAGATAAACAAAGAGCAACCCCTCTCCAAAGACATAGCACAAGAGGTACTATCAAAACTGTTCCAACAGTTAGTCGGAGAAGAGATAGCAAAGCTTGGCTTCCAGTATGTCAACGGATCAGAGAAGTCTTTGGAACCAGTACGTAAAATAATACAGGACTATCAGGATGACTTCATGCCTAACTTGAAAGTGGATTGGTGTGACATATCTATTGATACTCTGCTAGAGAAAGAAGCTATCCAAGCTAAGTGGAAGTTCAACATACACTCTCTCTCAAGAAGGGTAGAGGGTATCAGTGGTGGTCACTTAGTTATTGTAGGTGCAAGGCCAAACACAGGTAAGACTAGCTTCCACGCTTCTCTCATTGCCTCTGACGGTGGGTTTGCAAGTCAGGGTGCTAAATGTGTCATCCTGTGTAACGAAGAAGCGTATCACCGTGTAGGTGCTAGGTATCTTAGCGCAGCTACAAACATGTCAATGAGTGAAGTCAAAGGTAACTACGCTTTAGCTAATACAAGATACAAACCAGTTAAAGATAATATCAAAGTCTATGATAGTACAGGTAAAGATATGTCCTGGGTAGAAGCTATGGTGAAAGCGTACAAGCCTGACATCTTGGTGCTTGACATGGGTGATAAGTTTGCAAGCAAGGGTAGCGCTGAGTCACACGTCTACCTAAAAGAGGCAGCTATCCATGCACGTAACATAGCTAAGCAATACGACTGTGCTATCATATGGATGTCGCAACTATCTGCTGAAGCTGAAGGTAAAGTTATGGTAGATCAATCAATGATGGAAGGAAGTAAGACAGGTAAGGCAGCAGAGAGTGACTTGATGATCTTGATTTCAAAGAACCCTCAAGTACAAGGCCAAGATGAACAAGACCCCCAGCGCCACTTGAACATAGCTAAGAACAAGCTACGTGGTGGATGGCATGGAGTAATACACTGCGAGTTAGATGGAGAAAGGTCAAGGTATAAATCATAATGAGAAGAGTGTTTGATGTAGAGAACAGTATTACCTTACGTAACGGTAAGATATTCAACGATCCCTTTGAGCCTAGCAATACGCTGACACAAGTAGGTGTATTGTGTTTGGAGACAGGTGACAAGGCATTGCTTTGCTTTGATCACGCAGAGAGAAACGATGCAGCAGATAACAAGTGCAAGCTACAGAGATGGCTTGACTCAACAACCCTACTGATAGGTCACAACTTACAGTACGACTTGTCGTGGCTGTGGGCTAGTGGCTTTAAGTATGACGGTAAGATATACGATACCATGCTATCAGAGTACATCTTGCAGCGTGGTAACAAGCTACCTCTCAGCTTAGAGCAGTGCGCTTTACGTAGAAACTTAGAACATCAGAAGGACGACACACTAAAACAATACTACAAGAAAGGATACAACACAAATGAAATACCATTGGAAAAGCTCAGCCACTATCTTGAGCTTGACTTGCGTACTACTGGTGAGTTGTACAAGTCAATCGAAAAGGACTACGCTGACCCCGCCTCCCATTCCCTCAGAAGTATACAGGACATTACCTTCCGTACCTGCTGCACCTTGGGAAGAATGTACATGTCTGGAATCAGGGTGGATCGTACCGCCCTCGAACATGTCCGAAATGAGTTCCAGCGAGAGAAAGAAGAGATCGAGTCCAGGTTGTATAAAAGAGTGCGAACACTCATGGGAGGAACGCCCATAAACCTTAACTCACCAGAGCAACTATCACAAGTTATCTTTAGTCGTAGGGTACACAACAAGAAAGAATGGTCTGACTTGTTTGAAT